GCATCTTGGGCAACTAGATAGATCGGTGTGTCGTTGTCTGCGACATCTGTTGATTGATTAACCAGGATAGCCGGGCTATAAGGGGTAGTTGAGCTAAACCGTGTTGTGACCTCACCGCAGAAATGCTGGTTTGTGTTCTCGAGTGTCACGGCGTTTGCTGTGCCGTAGTAGTTTAAGGCAGTCCAGCTAATTGCCGATGTGCTTGTGTTAGTTTGTGAGTTGTCTGTCGCTAGGGCATACCAGACTGTTAGGTCGGTCTTGATAGCGAAGAGATACTTGGTTCCATCTCCCGCTGTAACTGCCGTGACCTCACGAAAGCCTGTTGCCGAGCCAATGCGCTGGCAAGGCCACTGCGTCTTAAGTGTGTTGATGTCAGATAAGAAGAAGCCCTTGAGCTGTGTCCACTGATCCTCTGTATAGTCTGAAGGTGCGGCTGCCTCGTAGACACCACCCTTGAAGCTGTTGATTTCTATCTGCTTCACGATCACACCCCATAACGGTTAGCGCGACGACCGAATACGCGGCGCCGTCCGCCAACGCGGAAGATCGAGCGGTCACGTTCGGCCAGGTAGTCACCCTTCATCTGGTCAACGCCCTGTAGGTATTGACCTTGGTAGTAGCTGCGGCGCTCTGTGTCATCGCCTTCGCGGACAAGAACCTTTACTGCTGCTCCGTATGCAATCACTGTGTGAAACTTTGCGTCAAAGATTGGCAAGTCTGTTCCGCTAGACAAGTCAGCAACTGCTGAGAAGTAGCGAATAGTCAGAACTTCCGACTGGTTGGGGGTAGGAAAGAACATAACCTTAGTTCCCCAGGCGCTGTACTCGTATGGGTATCCGGTTGATACTGGCCCCGGTGAGTCGTCCGTGGTGTAACGGTTGCGTGGTCGCAGCTGACGGCGGTTAGTATCATCTGCTAAGGCGGCTATGCTGGCAATCATTGTCTCCCCTACGCCAGCTGGTAGGTTGTACTCTGCCGTGCCCGAGGTTACGGTAAGCGTGGTCTCTGCCCGGTTAAACGGCCAGTCAGCATCCCGGTTGATCTCCTGGTATGCTTCGTTAATAAAGATCGTAAGGTCGGCATCGGACAGGATGTCGGTAGACTGGATACCTGTTAGCGAGCGGACGTGTGCACGTAATGCTGTAAGATTCACTGGGGGCCGCCTCCTTCACCTATGGAAGGTGTCCCGACAAAGAGAAAACCCCCGCCAGCCTAAGCCAACGGGGGTCTCTCTACGCTCAGATTATGAGCGAACGAGCTTACCGTGTGCGCGACGGTTGTTAGTACCGAAGCACAGAACTGTAGCAAGTGGGGTTACTGTATCAAGAGTACCCTGGATTTGCTGTGCAGGCATAGCCTTCATAAAGTTACCGCCTAGGTAGCGAGCTACCAAGTAGTCAGTGTTAATGAAGTACGCTGTGTCTGTAGGAGCATCTGGATCCAAGCGAACTGGGATACCGTCGAATGCAAGCTCACGGAAGCGTGAATCGGCTGAGCCGAGTGGCGCGTTGTAAGTTACCTTGTTATCGAATGATGCTTCGTATTCAGCGAATACTGCGCGACCTGCGATAATAGCGTTTGGACGCTCACCTGAGGCGACATAGATGTCGTCTGAGATTGTGCGGAACGCTGTGATGATGTCCTGAGATCCGCCGCCTGATGCAGGGATGGTCTTCTCTGTGGACTTCCAGTATGTCTTGATAGCGTCAGCAGTTACTGAACCTGTGGTTGCAGTTGTTCCTACTGTAGCTGAGGTAGCTGTTGTGTAGCTGATTGTCGTAGCAGTTACTGCTGTAAGGGTGAATGTACCAGCAACAGCTGCGATAACACCTGTTACAACAACAGAGTCACCAACGATGTAATCGTTTGCTCCGATTGTGAGTGTGGCTGTTGTACCAGCACGCTCGTAGTCAGTTACAGACTTGGTTGCAACGCCACCACGGATACCACCAACGGTACGTGCGGTTGAGGTTGTAAGCTTGTCTGAGCTTGAGATGATCTCATCGAGTGTGTTGAATGCGCCAGCTCCAGCTGATCCTGCTGTGTGGAGGACTGTAGCAATCTTCTTACCGTGACCCTTGACGGCTGAGTCAAGGTGGGCCTTAGCAAGAGATACAACGGCTTCTGGTCCGCTGTTCATTTCGAGTTGCTTGAACTCTACGCGTACCTTAGATACGAGAGGTGATGCCCACTCGTACTTTGCTACGCCAAGAATGTCAGCTGATACGCCGGTGTTGAATGTACCGGATGCGTCGGTGAACGCTGTTGATGCATCGTCAACTGCGACGATTGGGAATACAACTGCTGGTCCAGTTGCTGACTTTACATTTGACTTAAGGAAGTCAAGTGTTGGGTGAGCTGTAAGAACGTTGTCTACAAGCTGCTTTTCAATCTTCTGTACGGTTGCGGACAGAAGCTCGTTGAAGTCATTAGCACCTAATGCCATGATTATTGCTCCTTTAGGACAGGGGTTGGGTTGGGTTTACTTCTTTGATGTTAGTTCCTGGAATGCTGTCCATACCGCGTCTTCGATGGTTCCTGGTTGCTTTGGAGTAACCGCTGCACCACCAGCTGACTTGGATGTAATAGCTCCAGTTGCTACTTTCTTTGCATCGACAGCCGCCTTGTTAGCCTTGGCTGCTGGCTTTGCTGACTGGCCCTTCTCATACTGCTGCGCTTTCCAAGCCGCCTGCAGATTTGGAATGCCATTTTCGAGTGCGTATTGCAACAATTCAATCTTAGCCTGTGCCGCCTCAGCGGGGTTAGCTAGTCCTGCGGTTGCTGCGATCTGCGCCCATTGAGCCTCGTACTCAGCGATAAGGGCATCCTCTTGTTGCTTGGCTTGCGAAGACTGATCTGCAGTCAGCTTCTCTTGCTCAAACCTCTCAAGGCGTGCCTTCATGTCGGCAAGCTCAGACTTGGATTGAACCTCACCTACCCACTTCTCCCGGACTTCGGCAGTAATGCCAAAGGTATCGAGGAACTGCGGATCAAGCTTGTTCTGCTTAGCCAAGTCAACGATGGCCTGCGAAAGTACTAGAGTGGGGTCCTGCGCAGATGCGATAAACCCACTGATTACTTCCGCCTGATTATTCTGCCACGCTTTCTGTAAACTCTCAACGTACTCGAGGTTCGATTGAGCCGAAGCTCGTTGATCCTCAAACGCCTTGCGCTCATCAGCCAGAGCTTGCGTCTTGCGGGTATAATCCCGCTGACGTAGCACTGCTTCCTTGACCGAGACTTCCGTCCCGTCTGGAAGAAGGATAACATCTTCATCAGTTACGGTGACCCGGCCTGTGTCGTTGGCCTCACCGTTCTCGGCTGGATTCGTTTCTTCTTCAGTAGCCTCTACGTTTTCTGCTACCGCTTCAGGTTCAGCTGGTGTTTCCACTTGCTGTTCCGTCTCTGCTACTGCGTTTTCTACTGGGTTCTCCTCAACAGTTGGCTGTTCAGCTGTGTTCAGCTCTGCGAGTGCTGCCTCAAATAGATTTTCGAAGTCGTTGGTTCCTGCCATAGTCCTGCTCCTGTCCCGAGTGTCATAGCCCCGCACTTGGCCTTTTCGAAATTAGCTGCGCGTGTATGCTTGTTCGGCTATGAGAGCAGGCCAAGACGACCTACTCTCCTAACTATGTGTCTTACCTCGACAGAGGATTTAGAGAATGCCTGCTTGTCCGGCTTCTTCCGGGATCTCGCCACCTGACGGACCAGCTAACAATGTCATCAGTTGTTCTTCTGGTGACAAAGCTCCCTGAGGTGCAGGCATTGCTGCGGCCTCAGGTGCCAGCCCTGCCATCTCTGGTGGCAATGCCTCTCCCGCTGGTACTTCAGCTGCGGGGGCTGGGGCTGGTGGCGGGGTCTTGACCAGGAACTGATCCGGGTCATACCCAAGCTCACGAACGATGTGGCGTAGCGCTGGCTCAGTATCGTATCCAAACTGAACTAACATAGGAACCACGGCGTTCAGCATCTCTACTGCTCGTGCTTGACGAACCGCAGGGTTGACCGCACTTAGCGATCCACCCTCTACGCGCATGTCAAACTCGCCTTGAATAACGGTCTGGTCGATCTCTTCCCAGAATCCGCCGTTAGGTCCTACCAAGCGCACTGCACGCTCTTCGACCATAAACTCTTGGCACAGACGAATGATCTGGTTGAAGATCATACCGGCTGACTTCTCTACTGACTGTTGCTTATCTTTGGCACGAAGTGTTGCTACGCCGTCTACGACAGCTGCTGCGTATGCGCTCATACGGTCAGCACCCAAGCCGCCGGCCTGGAAGTCGTTGATACCTAGAACCTGACGCATAGCATCTTCGAACTTAGCCTGTGCGCCGTAGATGTCTGCTGGTAGCGGTGCGCGTGGCAATACGGTGATCGCATCGCGTGGGTTGAGGCCGTTCATAGGCTCCATCTCAATAACCACATCTGGCTCATCGGACTCGAGACGGTCACGGCTCTCGCTATCAAAGAGACCTCGGATAGTGACGTACTTGTTACCGGAGCGACGCATGTTGTCTACTTGCTCAGTAAAGGTCTCGTTTAGCTTCTCTTGTAGGGAAGCAATGTTTTCTAAGTCACCGAATGCCCACATCTCTTGTCCACCGTCTGCGAAGTTTCGCATGTGTACAAAGGGTGCGTAGCGGTGTGAGTATGGAATGTCGCCACGGTAGAGCGGCTTATCTGCCCCAAGCTGGAATACAGTCAAGGTCCGGGTTCGCATGTCGTAGAACTCGTAGATAGAAGCCGTGTCGTAGATCATTGGCTCCATAACGCTTGTATCATTACGACCTGTATCGCGCTCGCGGATGTCGTGGAGTCCATCTGCAACTACATCATCTAGGTTGCTAAATGTAGGGTTAGCCTTAATTTCGTCAATTGGCAAGATAATACGCTGAGCTACCCAACGAGTTTCTTCCATACGTCGTGCGTTAGCTGGGAAGAAAATGTCATAGGGACTTACATACTCTACATAAGGTTCATCTGCTTCTACACGTCGGTCAGTAAGTGGGATGTACTCTACCATTTTTTCAATAGGAGATACTGGCCTATTCTCAGCTACTGCCATAGTAAGCTCTGCTCTTACTACACCCTCTAGGTCTTCTTGTACAGCTTCTTGTGCTCGTGGTGTTTCTACAATGCTGTGCTTCCAGCCTACCTTACAAAAGCCATTTCCTAGGACTACCATGTCCTGTGCCATGTCACGCATTACTGCGGTTGCACTGGTGCGTAGCCAGTAGTAGTTGGCCACTGCCTCTGCTACCTTGGCAGATACCTCAGTCTCTTCGCCGCCTTGGTAAGGGACGGCTACTGGCTTAGGATCACGAGCTACGATACTTGCTAGAATAATGTTTAGATGTGGCAAGACCATGTTGATGGTCTCGAGGTCAGCTGGGTGTAGGCGCTCAAAGACCGTACCTGTGACAGTGGACTCACTGATAGGCATCGACTTACCTGTGCGATACAAGGCTTCTAGGCTACGGAACCAGTCGTGTCGCCACGAGTAGCGTTGCTTAGCGTCCTCTACAAGATCCTGGATCTCCTTGAGATCGTAAGGTCTAATCTTAGTAGCCATTATTTCTCCTTGTCCTACGGGTTCGCCTGCGATGGTCTGCCCAGAAGCGTCGGTCAGCCTTCGCCTCAACTCGCCTAATCATCTCCACCTCACGGTAAAGCGGTGCTAGGTCTAGTCTGAAAGTGCCTGGTTGTCCTACCTCACCTATGAAGGTCTCACCGACAGGATTAAGTTCCTCGAGTAGGACATACAGACCGATAGCCGCACTCATAACCATGTCGTCGTGGCAGCCCACATCGGCAGCGGTTGTCCCGTTCTCCCGGCGAACATAGGTGCTCAGCTCCTCACGAAGCTTCTCGTGCACGTTTAGCATCTTGCACTGCCCTGCCTCGTCCGGTGCGATCCACTCAGCCAGGCGGTTAATGATCAAGGGCTTGGTCTGCTTGGTAGTAGGGAAGCCGAAGACCGGCGCTCTCTTGCGCCTTGCCGATACTGGTGGCAGATAGCGATACAGGTTTGGATAGTTTGTCTGGTTTCTTAGCTTGTCAATGATTGACACACCAACACCACCAGCATTTTCAATTACCATCAAAGCAGCTGGTTGATTTACCCCAGTAAAATACCTACCCAGCATGTCTAGCTCCTGTGCCCAGTCAGCTGGTTCAATTGTATTGCTGTGGTAGTAGGCTAAAATTTCTGGTGTGCCATCTGGCAACATCGTAAATACGTGTGCTGCTGAGTAGTCACCACCCACACCAAGCGAGGGGTCAGCTGCTACTACGAACTGTGAGTTCCAGTCAATCTCGTTTGGTGGGTAGACCAATGCCAAAGGACCACGGTATCCGTCCATCTCGCTATCGATCACAAAGTCCACCCCAGCCGGACCCTCATCTAACTGACCGTGGTAAGGAAAGTCTGGACACTCTTCCTCAGCAGGTAGCCAAGCAAACCTAGGTCGGCCCGATTCACGAAACGCCTCGTCATCCGTACTTGGATACTCAGCAAAAAATAGCAACGGCTCAGCTACGAACTCTCTCTTCTTAAGCTCGTACTGTTCCTCAGTAATCAACCGGCTACTCATCCAAGGTTCAAAGATACTGTGGAACTCGTTTAGGCCTCTCTTGCCTTCTCGATAAATTTTAGCAAAGAGGTTGCTACCACCACGAGCAGTCGAGATAATGATTAACTTACCACCAGCGTCAGTAGTAGGCTTGATAGTGCGATAGGTATTTGCTGGGTCTTCCATCAAAGCAAACTCATCTAGGATTACTAGGGATGCTGTTTCACCAGCACCTGCAGTTTTTGTACCAGCAAAGGACTTCAGTCGGTTGTTAGAGCCATCCATAAATTTGAAGATCATCTGCTTGGCAGCGTCTCCGTCCAGCTCTGGTCCTCTTGCCTTCATCCACTCTGGCAAGAACGAGTACATAAACCGTGCCATACCCAAGTTCTTATCTGCGCTATCTTGGGATTTACTGATCAGTAGGATGTTTGCTCTTGGCTTGAATAGACACTGCCATAGGGCATAGGCCATAGCTAGAGTTGTAAAGCCTAGCTGTCTTGCTTTCAGGATCACTACGAAGCGATTACCTAAGTAAGCATCTAGTGCTTTTTCTTGATAGTCCCAGAGACCAAACGGCTCACGACCTCTTGGATCTCTTTCAGACTCAATCCAGATGTAGGTCCTAATAAAGTACTCTGGGTCAGCTGCGCACTTGCGCCACTCCATCTCATACCAGAGCCTCTCGAGCTCAGAGACAATGGTTGCGCTAGCCATCCACTACCTCAGACTTCTTGGCTAGAAACTCCTCCAGTACAGCCACAGGCACCAGGCTCAATACCCTATCGTAGAGTGCTGAGATGTCTAGCTCTCTAAAGTCAGACTTACGGTTAGCCATCTCCTCATCGACAAAGGCTTTACCGTAGGTCTTGAAGTACAACTCGGCACTGGCCCGGTCTCCGCTCATAGCCCGCTCGATCAGCTTGGCCTTGATCATCTCGTGCTCGTTGCGATCGTCCTTGCCCTGAGCGTTCAGCTGGCTAGGCGTCAATGCAAGAGCAGTTGCCCCAGGCAGAGCCATTGCCTTTTCGCGGACTCGGTTCTCGTACTTCTCGATGAACCTTGGGTGCTTCTTCCATTGGCGAACTGTGCGCTCGTTGACACCCTTGACCTTTGCCCAGGCGACATCTGAAGTAGGCAAACCTGCTATGGCTCTCTGATGCTTATCCAGCAGCAGCCACTCGATGTACTCATTCTGCAGCAGTTGGAACTTATCAACAGTCATTTCAGCCTCCACCTATGCATGCCGGTTCGACTACCGGGTCTAGGTATCCAGCTGGTCTTTGCTGTACTGGTTTGATACCGGTTATGCATACCCTTGAAGTGCCTCTCGATTGCATTCCGGATTGGTTTTTGGGTAAAATTCTCTGAGCGATAGTATACATGATACGAGTAGTCGCTAGTGGGGTAATCGCCTCCCCTCTTCCATAGATACTTGACACCATGCTGGCACCAACCGACCGCCGCTGCACGCTGGCCGACGCGCCGCCCGACCGGACCCGTGCCCGGCGAACCCGC